GCCTGTAGGCTCTCCGTCTTCATCAGTGGCCAAAGGTAAGTCAGGCAAGATCTTCTCGGCCTGTACGCCCTTCAGCCAATCGAGGGCGCGTTCGTAACGCTTCTCGCGGATCTGCATACCCATATTCTGGGGCAGCGACGCGGCCATGTGGTACAGTGCAATATCACAGGTGTACATGACCACAAGCTGGTTGCGGTTATCACCATCGGCACTGAATATGGCCTGGCAATCATACTTGGGGCGTAGGTAGCCCGCTATTTCCTCGATGGCCTCCTTCTCGGCTTTGGCCCGGTTCTCGGCGCTCACCTGAGTAACGATGCGTAGCGCACCCTCACCGATAACCACCTTGTAATCTTCGTCTGTGATGAACATAGTGCTGCTTATTTAGTTACGAACAAAGCGCGTTTCTCGATATCCTGAACCTTCACGCCTTTCCTGAACTGATGCGTGGCCACTATTTTCTTGATGTCCTGTTTAGCCACCACCACCAGTTTTCCATTAACTACTACTACGAGTTGTTTACGGCCAGTCAGCTTCTGGATCTTAACGGCCTTTTTGACGGCGCGTTTGTAACGCCATGCGTTGTACAAGTCTTTAATCAGTTGTATCATATTACCATTTATTTTTGGGGCTCGGACGTTTGCCGAACCTCGGTGTAAACTTTTGAATGCGCGTGTTCTTTTGTAATATATAGATGGCTCCCTCGTCGGCATCCGGCGCATCATCGTTGCCGCTCATTCCCTTCTCGAAGGCCAGCGTCTGCTCCAAACCGGCCTGCATGTCCGGGTCATTCTTCTGTGACTCGTCATAGAATACGAATCCCCGCTCCCACAGCGGGCTGATGGCCTCTATGCGCTGGAACTTGTCCGGCTTCTTCCGTTTGTCGCCCGTGATAGGCAGCTGATAGCCGCGAATCTCTCCCTCCGTGGTGAAGTCATCCAGAATCATGTCCTGCATGAATGAGGCCTCCATTGCAAAGCGTATGGCAATCCCCTCTTCCTGGCTCCACTCATAGATGTCGTAGCACCACCTGACCATTTCCGCCAGTGAGGTCTTCCGCACAAACGCCCTCAGTTGCCAGAGGTTGGTCTTCTGCTTACCCCACAGCTTTGCCGACTTGGTGTCGTTCTTTTGAGAACCTTTCCACGATGGATCGATGTAAAGGACAAATTCAGAGAACTCCTTCCATTTCGGACGCTTTGCCCAGCGGATCCATTCCTGTCTGAACACAGTGCCCTCCACGATCGGGTTGTGCATCATCTCCTTGTTCCATGCCCGGTAGCCGACGAACTCCGCATAAGCCCGTGCCTCTTCCTTAGTCCATTTCTCCTTCCATACGGGGTTGCCCTCGCTGTCAACGGCATAGACTGTCGAGACGTGTACGCCCTTGGTGGCGCAGATATTAGCCAGTACGGAAGTCTTGCTGATGAGGTTTCCCACCATGATGAAGCGGCCACGTCCGACATCAAGTGCACCGAACAACGCCTCCTTCACCCAATCCGTCAGCTCGCGCACACGCCGTTTGTTCCGGCACAGTTCATCATCGTCAAGGTCGTCGATGACGATATAGTCAGGGCGCGACTCGCGCTTGCGGAGTCCACGTGGCGACTGGCCGCGGCCACATGCCAGGAAGTGAACGCCGGAGCGTGTGGTGAACTCTCCCTCCGTCCAGTCGCCAAGTGTCATCTGCTCCCCGAAGTCGGCAATGATACGCTTGTTGTACTGAAGCTCAGCCTGAATGTCGCCCAACAGTCGGTTTGCACTGTCCTCAGACTTGCCGACCACCACCATGAAGTTGATGAGCCGCTTGGGTTGAAACATCAACCAGAGCGGCATGAAAATGTCGAAGTGCGTAGACTTTGCATGGCCGCGCGGCCACTTGAACACGGCTTTCAGGTCAGGCGTGTTCTTCACCTTCTGCGCTGCCTGGTTATGGAACGGCGCATTATGCACGATGCGGATGGCCTCACCCGTCACCTTGTCGCGGAGCGTGAGGAAATGCGGGAAATAGTACTCGCAGAAAGCCGCATAGTCTTTCTGGAGCTTGCGAATACGCTGTTCCTTCTGGGCCAGCGTCTCGCGGGTAAGCTGTGAGGGCTCTGTAAGCGACTGGATCTGCCTACAGTGCTCCTGCCATTGCTCAAACGCCTGTTTCTTCTCCGCTGCTGTCATGGTGCGGTAAGGTTAGAGTTCGGCACTTGGAGCCATCTTCTGCATGAGGAACTGGTTCTGGTACTTGTTGATGGCCTTGATGAGTTCGGGCGTGATTTCGGGATCGAACTCGGCATTGTACTGGAGCCATTTGTTGAATGCCATGAATACCTCGATGGCATCTACCACGTTGGCCTTCTTGTCAAGTTTCTCCACGACGGCACTGAGCTTTGACAGTTTGTCCGCGAGCCCCGCTATGAGGTCGGGATTGTTGGACTCATTGACCGACGTGATGAGCTGGTCAATAGTGAGCAGCAGTTTGTTCACCAGCTCCGGGCGTGTGATGTTCTTGGCGGCACGTGCCTCCTTCCATCCCTCCTTCGTACACCAGTTAGATATGGTAACGCGCGAAACGCCCAGGCGTTCTGCTATTTCCTGTTGCTCCATGCCAGACAGGTACAGTGTCCGTCCGAGCTGTTTCTTGTTTTCATTTTCTGCTTTTGTCATTGCGTGATTACTTTTTATTGCGATTTTGCAGTGCAAAATTGCATAAAAAGGGCCACACTGACAAAAAACGGTGCAGCCGTTGCAGCCTTTACTGCAAGCATTGCAGCGTTTTTTTGACGGTCGCTGAAAAGTTCGTAATATTGCACCGAAATTTTGAATTGCTGATAAAATGAGTAAACGAGTAAGACTTACAAATGAAAGCGTCAACAGCTACGGTTTCCGGGTACTGACCTCCGGGATAGACCTGGAACAGTACAAGCGCAATCCCGTCCTTTTATACATGCACGAGCGCGGTAATGTGATAGGTTACGTGAAAGACCTGGTTGTCGGGAACGGTGAGGTGACTGGTGAGCTGGTCTTTGACGAGGCAAGCGAACTGAGCCGTCGCTGCAAGAAGCAGTACGAGGTCGGCAGCCTCCGCATGGTCAGCATCGGTCTGGATCCGAAGGAAACAAGTGAGGCCAGGGAGCTGCTGCTGGAAGGGCAGACCCGTCCGACCGTGACGAAAAGCAAGCTGATAGAAGTATCGCTGGTTGACATAGGAGCCAATGACGATGCCATCGTTATGACGAATGACGGCACGACCATCGAGCTGGAGAAAGACGGCAACTGCCTGTTGCCTTTACTGAATAACAAACCCCTCAATCAAAAAACAATGGATTTAAAAGCTATTGCCCTGAAGTTGGGCTTGCCGGAAACGGCAGATGAGGCAACCATCCTGTCGAAGATTGCCGATTTACAGAAGGAGGCCAGAGCATCCGTGACGCTCAAGGCCGAGAATGACCAGCTGAAGCTGGCGAGTATCACAACCCTCGTTGACACCGCCGTTGCCGAGAAGAAGCTGACGGCAGAGAACCGTGAGCACTTCATCCACCTTGGCAAGACCATCGGAACCGAAGAACTGACCAAGACACTGGCCGCCATGTCACCCCTGGTCAAGCTGAGCGAGGCCATCAATCCGGGCACAGGTGCAGCCGCACAGGGTACTTATACTAAGCTGAGCGAGGTTCCTGAGGCAGAGCTGCTGAAGCTGCGTTCAGAGAACAAGGCCGAGTACAAGCGTCTGTTCAAGGCCGAATACGGCTATGAGTGTGAAATCTAATGTCTAACAAATACAAGAAACAGAAATGAAAAGATTGCTTTTTCTTATGACGGCAGTTCTTGTTAACTGCCTGAGCGGTGGCCTGATGGCCGCTACGGTGGGGCTGGATCCTGTGACTGGCGCAGTTGGCATGAATGCCGTCGCAGCCATTGTCGGCAATGCTGCCCCTGCCGGTTCCCTCTGCGCCGGTGTATATACGGAGGTGTGGACTGGTGAGCTGGTGAAGTATCTGCGCCGTGGGCTTGAGGCCACATGGCTTGACGGTATTCCCGACAACTCAGCCATCGTGAACAATGACGTAATCCATCTGGTGGACGTGGGTGTTGACCCTGACGTGCTGATTAACAACACCACCTATCCTATCCCCTTGCAGGCACTTGACGATGCGGACATTGCCATCAGCCTTGACAAGTTCCAGACGAAGGTGACACCGATTACGGACGATGAACTTTACGCCATCAGCTATGACAAGATGGCCCGTGTGAAGGAAAGTCACGGTAATGCCATCAAGGATGCCAAGTTCGCCAAGGCCGCACACGCCATGTGCGCTACCAAGGACGGAACCAAGACCCCCGTACTTGTCACCACCGGCTCGCGTGACCCGGAGACTGGCCGTCTGAAGATGATTCCTGCTGACCTTATCCGCATGAAGAAGGCACTGGACAAGCTTGGCGTTCCAAGCGAGAACCGTCGCCTGGTGCTGTGCAATGACCATGTCAACGACCTTTTGGAAGTTGACCAGAAGTTCAAGGAACAGTACAACATAGACCGCAACAACGGAACCGTTGGCCGTCTGTACGGCTTTGACATCTATGAGTTCGCCAACAACCCGCTGTACACCGTTGACGGAACTAAGAAGGCCGTAGGCTCTGTTGCCGGTACTGGCGAGTTCCAATGCTCGTTCGCTTTCTATCTCCAGCGCGTGTTCAAGGCCACCGGCTCCACGAAGATGTACTTCAGTGAGGCCGCTACGGATCCCGAATACCAGCGCAACAAGATTAACTTCCGCCACATGTTCATCTGTATGCCTAAGAAGGCCGATGCCGGTGTGGTTATCCGTTCGGGCTATGACGCTCAGGGTGCTCCCACCATCGCGGGTGATGACGCTGTCAGCGTGAAGGCCGCCGGTGGTTCCAACACCCGCACCTATGCGACCAGCAACGGTGCAGGCGTAACCGCTGAATGCGATGCCGAGTGGCTGACCGTAGCCGCTAACGGAAACAAAGTGACCTTCACCAGCCGGGCATACCCCTACGACGCAGAAGGCGAGGCAACCCGCACCGCCAACGTGACAATCGGCATTGCCGGAACTGAGGTGACAAAGATTGTAACCGTAACACAGCCAATGGCTGAGAACGCTTGACTATAGGCTATGGCAAAGCTGCAATATCTGGTAATCCACTGCACCGCCACGCCTGAAGGCCGTGAGGTGACATCGGATGAAATCCGTCACTGGCACACTGACCCTGTGTCGAAGGGTGGTCGTGGCTGGAAGCAGGTGGGTTACACAGATATGTTCCACCTTGACGGCAAGTGTGAGCGACTTGTAAAGAACAACGAGGACGCATACGTGGACGGCTGGGAAATCACCAACGGTGCGGTCGGCTACAACAGCGTAAGCCGCCATGTCGTCTATGTCGGTGGCTGTGCGGCCAATGGAAAGGCTACAAAGGACACACGGACACAGAAGCAGCGCGAGGCCATGAAAGCCTATGTACTGGACTTCCACAGGCGTTTCCCTAATGTGAAGATTGTAGGACACAACCAGCTTTCGGCTAAAGACTGCCCAAGCTTCGATGTTCCTGCATGGCTTAAAGAAATTGGAATAAAATAGTATCTGGTAGTTATGGCACTCAGTGAAATACTCAACTGGATATTCGGAACCGGTCTCGTCGGTACCATCATTGGTCTGCTTACCCTTCGTAGCGAGTTGAAGAAAGCCGTTGCGGAGGCAAAGAAGGCCGAGGCTGAAGCCGACACGGTGAAGATTACCAACACTGAGCAGGCTACCCGAATATTAGTTCAAAACATTGTTGAACCCCTAAGGCAGGAATTAAATGCTACACGAGAAGATCTCAACAAGACCAAGCGGGAAATGGCCCGCTTTCGCAAGGCTCTTGAGTCAATTCCTCTTTGCCCTTATCATGACGGGTGTCCCGTTCTTGGCGAGTTGCAAAAGTCATCAGACAGCAACACAGCAGCCGGCTGCCCCACCGCCGGTATCAGTTCCGAAACTCACTCCAGTAGCGGTGGACGGCGACAGCGCAATGCTGGAGGTAAAGCTTCGCGCAGATCCAGGCGGAAAGATAACCCTGGATCTGCTGCGCCAAGAGACCTCGAAGCGGATGAGCCTACAGGCACAGCTCGATTCGCTGGGCAACCTGAAGGTGAAGGCCAGGCGGAATCCTGACACCGTCTATGTCAAGGGAAGCGACTCCCTGATATACGTGCCGGTTCCCGGCCCTGAAAGAGTGGTCGAGGTAAATGTGCAGAGCAAGTGGCAGAAAAGTATGACATGGCTTGGAACGGTAATGCTGATTCTGCTTGCGGCACTTGGACTGCCAAAGCTTTTGAAACTGATAAAAAACCTCTTAAAACGCAATTAGAATGGCAAAGGAAAAAGAAAAAGCCGAGGCTCCTGTACCTCAGGAGCCTGTGGCAGAGGAAACCCCAAAGGGGAACCCCAAGAAATCGGAACCCGCATTCCTCGCACAGTACCGGGCCTGCTACCCCAAGTGCAAGAAATTCCACGTGACCTCCGACAACCTGGTCTTCCTTGAAAGTGAACAGAAACAGGCCGCAGCACATCAGGCAACGCTGGGTCGCGGCGAGTTAATAACCTATTAAAATCAACAACAAAATGAGTTTACCCAACGTAAAAATCATTCTTGGAAACGGAAACATCGGCACAGCCAGTGTATCCGATGACGGCGTAGCAGCCCTCCTTCTGACCGGCGCAGCCGTACAGGGAAAGTTTGAGCTGAACAAGCCCTATGTGCTTGGCTCGCCTTCCGATTTGGTCAAACTGGGCATTACCAGCGAGAACAATCCCCTTATTGTAAAGGACGTGACGGCCTTCTATGCCCAGGCTGGTGACGGTGCAGAGCTTCATCTGCTGGCCGTGCCGGAGGCTACCACTCTGACAGCTATGGTGTCCGCTGCTGCTGACAGCCCCGTCAGAAAGCTGCTTGACTCTGCCGCCGGTCGCATTCGTCTGGTCGGTCTGAACCGCAAATGCCCCAATGACTATGAGGCAGTGACGGCCGGGTGTATGGACAAGGATGTGCAGACTGCCGTACAAGGTGCGCAGACCGTCGCTGAGAACTATCTGGCCAAGATTGCTCCCGTTGTATTCCTTGTTCCCGCCATCAAGTGGAGCGGCAGCACCGACGGCATCTACCAGCCCCGTGAAGGCTCGCAGAACATGGTGTCCGTCATCCTGTCATCAGACGGTAAGGTAGGCAGTGAACAGAGTGCCAACATCGGTCAGGTTCTTGGTCGTGCTGCCAAGGTTGCCGTAAACGTCTCAATCGGACGCGTGGCCGATGGCTCCATTGCCGCCGAGGGCTACCTGATGGACGGCACTACCCCAGAAAGCCACTTTGCCGAGTGGGAGCTACTGGATGATGCCGGTTTCATCTTCTTCCGTACCTTCATCGGCAAGAACGGCTACTATCTGAACGGTGACGCTACCGCTACGGCCACAACCGATGACTATTGCCAGCTGAACCTTATCCGCGTAATCCAGAAGGCCGCCGTGGTCTGCTACAAGACTTACATCGACTCCATCCTTGACAACGTGGACGTGGATCCCGCTACCGGCAAGCTGCCTACGGCAATGGCCAAGTACTATGAGTCGCTGCTGACCAAAGCCGTCAACAGTGAGATGTCTGAGGAGGTCAGCGGCTTCACGCCCACGATCGATCCCGACCAGGATATCATTACTACCAAGAAGCTGAACGTGGTAGCCCGCATCGTTCCCACCGCCACGATGCGCGAGATAGAGGTGAACCTTGCATTTAACAACCCTAACGCATAAGAAGTATGAGAGACTTTAATTCAAAGGAATACGCCTGGATTGACGTTACCGTCGTAGTCATGGGCGTTGAGATTAAGACCATTCGTGCCGTTGAGTACAAGTCAAAGCGTGCTACCGAGGCCCTTTATGCCGCTGGCAAGTGGGCACGTGCCATCCAGAGAGGCCGCAAGGAGGTAGAGGGAACGCTGACCGTTCTCCAGTCGGCCCTGATAGCCCTTCAGAATGCTGGCAAGGCCGCAGGCTTCAACGACATCACCGATATCGAGTTTGACATGGTTGTGTCGTATGCCAGCGAGTACGGCGGCAAGGTCACCACCGACCGTGTGCGCCAGTGTGCCATCACCGAGGCTCCCAACTCCATCAAGGAAGGCGACCTCTATTCTGAGCACCCCCTTCCGTTCATTGCCTGTGAGGTTGAGTATGACATCTAATCAATGACTGCCATGAAGGAAATCACAGCTGAACAGATTGAGGCCTGGAAGAAGAAGCACGGCGACGTGTTCAAGGTCGAGGTTGACGGTAAAGTCTGCTACCTGAAGAAACCCGACCGCAAGGTGCTGGGTGCGGCCTCCGTTCTCGGAAAGAACGACCCGATGAAGTATAACGAAGTCCTGCTGGAGAACTGCTGGCTGGATGGCGATGAGGAAATCAAGACGGATGACAGCCTGTTCCTGGGCGTGTCGAGCCACCTTGCCGAAATCATCGAAATCAAGACCGCAGAGATAAAAAAACTCTGAGCCGGACAGGTATCAAGGATAAGCGCGGATGGCTCTTCCTCGGCGATGCGCTCATTCGCGCTTATCTTCACTTCGACCCCTCCGACCTGCCTGACGAAGAATGGGCGATGCAGGTAGGTATGGCAGAATATATCAGGGCCGACATCACAAACTCACTCATCATCAGCTTACGACAATGCCAACGTTAGAATACATCTTCTCCATACAAGACCAGGCCAGTGACAAGCTGCAACGGATAACAGCTGCAAGTCAGCCGCTTATCAGTGCGGTCACCACCGTGCAGGACAAAATGGCCGCTGCCAGCACACTGATGGATGAGACGGGCGGTTCCATTACTGCCCTGAAAGCACAGATTGATGCGCTGAGTTCAGAGCGCGACCTGCTTCCGGCTGACGGCCTGGGAACTATCGCCCAATACAATGAACGTATCGGTGAGCTTCAGCAGAAGGTGTCAGACTTGCAGACCGCCAAGCCGAAGCCCGTCACCGTTCCTTATACATTTACCCTGAATGACCGTGTCTCCGGCGGTCTTCGGCAGATTAACACAGAGAGTGAGCACGTCCGCAGTGCAATGGACGGCGTAGGCCAGAAGATGAAGGCTGCCGATGCACTGCTGAATGCCACAGGCCGCAGCGTCGGTGCGCTGCGTGCTAAAATCGAAGCCCTTCGCGCTGAACGTGAATGGATTCCCTCTGACAATATCGATGCCATCCGTGAGTATGACAGGGAAATCAAGTCGCTGGGCGACGAGATAGAGCGTGTCGAACAGCTGACCAGCGGACAGAGCAATCTGAGCAAGTGGGCTGGTGACTTGGCAAACAGCGTCCCCGGCATCGGACTGCTCAAGAACCCCATCGTTCAAGCTGGAGCCGCAATGATTGGAACGGCCAAGTCAGCCATGACCTTCGACCAGAACATGGCGCAGGTGAACATTACGACCCTGCTTGAGGGTGAGGAACTGGAGAACCTGAAGAAAAACATCAAGGGCGTGGCAGAAGAGTTTGGTGCTGATGCGGCAGCGGTTCCCCTGGCCTTTGACCTTATCAACTCCCAGATCAACGATGCCGACAAGTCCATGAATGTGCTGGCTGCCAGCATCAAGGGCAGCAAGGCTGGCTTTGCGGACGTGAACACCGTGGCCTCGGCACTGGCACAGACCGTTTCGCTGCTGGGTGATGTCGATGCCAATGAGGTGCTGGATGTGTTCTTCGCATCAAAGCGAATGGGTGCGGTGGACTTTTCCAGCCTGGCGCAATACCTGCCAAAACTGTTGTCTACAGGTGTCGGCATGGGTATTGACTACAAAGACGTGTCAGGCGCATTCTCCTATCTGACAGGTAAGGGACAGAGTGCCGACCAAGCCACCGTCATGCTCCAGAACGCCATGTCTATGCTGGGCAAGGGCGACGTGCGCGACAAGATGGCAAAGGCTGGCGTGAAGGTCTTTGATGAGCAAGGCAAGATGCGTGGCATGACAGACATCTTTGGCGACCTGAGTAACCTGATGAACGGGCGTTCGGATGAGGAACGCTCACAGCTACTTGAAGGTTTTGGCATTGTTGACAAGGAAGCAAAGGGAGCCTTTAACGTCCTGATGGCCGACATGGAAAAGTACAAGGGTATTGTCGAGGGCGTTCAGGATGCCACCAAGAATGAGGAAGGAAACAAGGCTCTTGCTGCCAGTAAGAACACGGTGCAGGAGGCTGAGGAAGCATGGAACCGCTTCAAGAACGTCGGGCTGTCCATCGGTGAAAAGATGCTGCCTGTCATTTCGACGGGTCTTGAAACCTTCTCGACCCTCGTGGAAGGCCTTTCCCCTGTCGTGCAAGTAGTGGCCCCGATTATCAGCGGCGCATTGTCCGGCGTTGCCGTTGTTCTGGAGGGCATTACCTTTACGCTGAGAGTGCTAACAGGTTTCTTTGGTGGCTGGCTCAGCACACTACAGGAAGGCCAGCCCATTGTGGTGGGTCTTACGGCAGCTCTCGCAGCCCTCGGCACGGTATGGGCTGCCAATACAGCAATAGCCAAGGCCGACATCATCTGGCAGGGAGCGAAGAACGCCCTGACTGTTGTCTCCACGACACTGACAGAGGGATGGGCGGCAGCCCAGGCCCTGCTGAATGCCGCGTTCCTTGCCTGTCCTCTGACATGGATTGTAGTGGCTATCACAGCGGTCATTGCAGCGGTCGCTGCCGCATGGCAGAAGTTCGAGGGCTTCCGCATGGCTGTCTATGGTGCATGGAGTGTGGTAAAAGAATTCGGACGCGCACTTCTAACGGCCATTGTGTCGCCATTGAAACAGATACTAAAGGGACTTGGAAGCGTAGGCGAGGCCATCGGCAAACTATTCAATGGCGAGTTCTCAGAAGCAGCGTCATTGGCCAAGGCCGGCTTCAAGGAAATAGGAAAGGGTGTCGTACAGTCATCCCCCGCAGGTATTGCTACGAGCGCATGGAAAAACGGCAACTATTCACAAGCCTGGGAAAAGGGCAGACAGGCGGGCCGCGAGAGTTGGCTGAAGTCGCAAGCATCAGACAACACCGCCACGCAGCAAGCCGAAAAACTGGAAGCGGCTGTAAGCGTTCCCGAATCAATAAAGCCTGCCGTCAGTACGCAAAATCTGTTGAACCGTATCGGCAAGGAAGGAAAGAACGGAAAGATTGGCAATGCGGGTAAGAACGGCAAAACCACAAAAATACTGAACCTGAATGAGGAAGCCACCAACTATTCACAGAGTGCCAGCTATCTGGCTGCTACCCAGAAACTGGAGCCTGTAACAGCCCGTCTGCTTCCTATTGGAAACACACCCGCCTCGGCAACAGTCGCAGGACGGGGGAAGCCGCAGCACCCAATATCAGCAGCCAGTGCCTTGACAGTGGATGTTGCACAGCAGGAATATGAGCAGGATGGTACGAACTACCTGAGTGACATCATGGCAAATGTTCGTAAAATAGCAGCTGCTGTCATGCTGCCAATGGCCGTTTCTCTGACAAGTCCTGCCGATGCATCGGCAAGCACGAACATACAGAGTCTGTCCAGTGCGCAGAACATAACGGCTCCGTCTGTCACCATACAGTCAGAGACAGTTTCCGCCTCTGGATCCAACAGTACAAAACAGGCGGTAAATGTTCTCTCCGCAACGTCTGCTTCAAGCAACATTTCCGGCACCTTGTCACAGGGCGATATCGTGTCAGCGTCGCTGATGGGCGACATGCTCACGCAGAACGCTGCCAGGAATGTGGCACTGAATGCCACCAGTAACAG